GTACTCTGACTTCTTAAAGTTCCAGTCAGAGCGTAAGCAAGAACGAGAGCGTGAAGCTCGAATAGCTTTGTTGAAACGAAACAATACGCTAAAGATGATTAAACAATTCGTTACTATTATTGGCTTATCCGTAGCAGTTATACCTGTTATCATATACGCCATCATCTACTCACTAAATAAATAGCAAGGGATTGTCATGGTAGAAGATACAAAAGAGATGTTAGACGTAGCTGCTGCATCCACTGCTGTCCTTTCGATGGCTGCTTGGTTACCACCGACAGCATCTATACTGACTATTGTCTGGCTAGGTATTCGTATATATGAATCAGATACTGTACAAAGTATAGTTAAAGGAACAAAAAAACAGCTTGACAACAAAGACTAAATGGTGTATAATACATGAGTATACTAACTACTTTAGTAGGGCCAATCGCTAACTTAGCTAAAGGTTATCTATCTAACAAAGCAGAAGAGAAGCAAGCTAAGCATCAAGCTAAGATGTCAATTATACAGAACGATGCTGATTGGGAGTCTAAGATGGCTGATGCCTCTAAGGACTCGTGGAAAGATGAGTTCTGGACTATTGTGTTAGCGATACCCGTGTTCATGGTTGGTTACGCTATTGCTGCTAATGATGTCACTGTCATTGCTAGGGTAGCTACAGGCTTTGAAGCACTAGAGAAACTACCTGAGTGGTATCAATACTTGTTGTTTATTGCTATAAGTTCTAGCTTCGGTATTCGTGGTGCTAGTAAAATAATGGACATGAGGAAGTAACATGGCACTAGACCCATTAGCAAGTCCTTTCGATACACAAGAGGGAGACATCTTTTCCCTTGAGCAGCCCAGTATTGACTTAAACAGACAAATAGCTACAAACGAATACGGAGGCGCTCTTAAGTATTCTGAGCTGTCACCTGAAGACCAAGCTGTTGTAGATGCTCGTAAAGCCTCCGGTGTTACTTCTGCGCCTAAAGCGTATCAAGGGGTGGTTAGACAAGACTACGGAGTAGGTCAGCAGTATGAGTCTCCTGAAGAAGCTCTGGCTGCTTTGCCTGCTTATCTAGGCAGTCTTGAAGAACAGCGTGCAGTTACTGACAAAGAGTTTAATCGTCTCAACTACGACCCCTCTGAGTTCGTTAGAGCAGGGTTTAGCCCTTCTTCCGGAAGTGTCAGCAAAAGGGCTGCTTTAGATTCTACTATTGATTACCTGACTAAAAACAACATACCTTTGTCTAAAGAAGTAGATGGTCAGACACGTTATTTAACGACTGGTTTAGGTGCTGATGTTTATAGAGCAGATGAAGACTTTGACTATAAAGCAGGTAGCTACGAAGCTCAAGGCCCAGTAGGTACATACAGCACAGTTCACGTTGGGCCAGACAATGTGTTTGATAGTCCATTACTTAATGTTGTAGGTATGTTTGTACCACAAGTAGCTCTAATGACTACGGCTTTAAAGGTAGCTGCCGGTGAAAAGATTACACCTATGGAAATAGTAGGTGCTAGTTTGGCTGGTCTTGAGTACGCAGGTACTATCAAAGCTCCTACAGGAGCAGCCGCTGGAGGCGTAGGGCCAGTAGATACACAAGGCGTTGGCTTGTTAGGTACTACTTATAAAGAAACAGAAACACTGATGAAAGCAGCAGCAGCCGATAACTTAGAAGGTGGTGTTGTTCAGGTCTTTGCTCCTCAAGTCATTGACAGTGTTATGAGTAAGGTACCTTCTATTGAGCTACCGGAAACAGGACTGCCTGAAGACTTTGAAGCTGGTTTAGTTAAGACTGTAGAGAAACTAGCTGGTGGTTCTGACTTTGATGATGCTCTTAAGGCAGGCGGTATCGAGTTTATCAAAGAGGGTGGCCTTAAGCCTTTAGAGAGCATTGTTAAAGATGCTGTCAAACCAATAGGCGATATACTTGACCCTATTGCTGATGCACTTAAAACAGTAACTGAACCAACAAAAGAGTTTCTATCTGAAGCTAATCAAACAATCAGAGAAGAACTACAAGGTTTTGATGAGTCAGTCCTCCAACCAATCACTAAGCCAGTAGGCGATGTCCTTTCCGCTGCCGATACAGCCGTTAGAGACACTTTACCTAGTTTTGGTAGCCTAGGTATAGACTTGCCTAACATTAGCTTAGGGATGCTTACAGGAGGTTCTACGCCATCCCCTACACGTACTACCGACGATATATTTAAAGAAGACCTGTTTAAGTTAAAAACTAAGATAGGTGTCAGCCCAGTGGAACAATTACTACGTACACCACAAGCACAACAACAGGAAGTAGTGGGGCTGTACGATGACCCGTTTGCTAGTTCTTTTGACGAGAGGAATACATTTTAATTATGACTTACTTAGAAGCAGTAAACAAAGTATTACGTAGACTCAGGGAGGACGAGGTAATCTCTGTGTCTTCTAATCCGTACAGTAAGCTAATCGGTGAGCTGGTTAATGATGCTAAGCGTATCGTTGAGGATGCTTGGGATTGGTCGTCAATGCGCACTACGCTGACTGTAGACACCACTGCCGGTGTATTCAGCTACAACCTCGTAGGCTCAGGAACAGGCCTAAAGACTTTAGATGTTATTAACGACACAAGCAATGTGTTTATGAAGCAGGCTACGTCATCTTGGATGAACAACGTATTCCTTAATCAATCACCTCCTCAAAGCTCTCCTTGTTACTATGCTTGGAATGGTTTTAACAACGACGGTTACGCAGTAGTAGACATCTACCCTATTCCAGATGATGTGTATAACCTACGCTTTAACGTAGTCAACAGAGACGCAGAGTTCACTAACGACAGTGATGTTTTAAACGTGCCTTCGGCTGCTGTTGTTCAGTTTGCACAGGCTTTAGCTATCGAAGAACGTGGTGAGACAGGTGGCACATCTAGTAACTCTATGATGGCCATGGCTAAGTCTACACTATCCGATGCAATTGCAATGGATTCTGCACGTTTCCCCTCAGAAACTATATGGACTGATGTATAATGGCACAACCACTACAGAATCTTTCAATCGCAGCTCCTGCTTTCTTTGGGCTGAACACGCAAGACTCTCCTGTGGGCATGTCTCCTAACTTCGCTAATGTTGCTGACAACTGTGTAATTGATAAGAGTGGTCGTATTGGAGCTAGGAATGGCTACAAAGAGCTTACCACTAATGGTTCGTCAGTCCTTGGCTCAAGCGTAGGGATAGAACACATACAAGAGTTTATTGCGTATGACGGTACAGTAACTGTCTTCTCAATGGGTAACAACAAGATATTTACTGGTACTACAACTTTAACTCAGATAGCATTCCCCTCTGGTTACTCCTGTACTGCTAACAACTGGAAGACTGCTTCCTTTACCAACAGGGTGTACTTCTTTCAAGCAGGACATGCTCCTCTTAAGTTTACAGCAGGTGGTACTGCTCTTGAGTTAGTTCCTGATTCAGGTAGTATAGCTCCACCGCAGGGTGACGAACTACTGGCAGGCTTTGGTAGATTATGGATTACCTCTGTAGCAAACGAAGACTATAAGATATACGGCAGTGCCTTACTTAACGGTGACATATGGCATGGTGCTGGTAACTCTTGGCTTACTATTGATTTAACAACTGTATGGCCTCAAGGTTACGACTCAGTGGTTGCTCTTGCTGAGCACAATGGGTTCTTAGTTGTCTTCGGTAAGCGTTCCATTATACTTTACTCAAATGTTGTAGGTTTGGAAGGTGGTGCTGCTGCTTCAATAACACTGGCTGACACTATTGAAGGTGTTGGTTGTATTGCTAGGGACTCTGTGGCAAGTACAGGCGATGACTTATTGTTCCTGTCTAATCGTGGTGTCATGTCTCTTGGCCGCTTGATACAGGAAAAGTCAATACCTTTACGTGACATCAGTAAGAATGTACGTACAGACTTAATGCAGCGTGTCAACGAGGAGTTTGCTTCCGGTAACGGACACACGATAAGAAGCTGCTACAGTGCTAAACATGCTTTCTACTTGTTGACCTTGCCTAGCTCAAAGAGTGTTTATTGCTTTGACGTTAGAGCACCTTTAGAAGACGGTTCCTTTAGGGCCACTACTTGGTCAAACATAGAACCTTTAGCTTTGTCGGTGTTTGCTGACGACGTTCTTTACATGGGTAAGGAGAGTGGTCTTGTTACCTATGAAGGTTACTTAGACGACACAGCTTCTTACGACATGAGATACTTTAGTCATCCTCTGGACTGGGGCAACACAACTAACTTAAAGTTTCTTAAGAAGTTTAACGTAACTGTTATTGGTGGTGCAGGAGCAACCGCTGTTCTTAACTGGTCTTATGACTACTCCGATAACTTCTCTAAACAAGACTTTAGTTTTGAAGACGTAGTAAACGAAGGTGTCTATGGAGTTGGTGAGTTCAACATCAGTGAGTACTCAGGTGGTGTTACAGTTCAAACACCAAGAGTAAACACAACTGGCTCAGGTACGGAAGTAACCGTAGGCGTTGAGACAACAATTAATGGTAAACCTTTTTCAATACAGAAGATAGACATACATGCCTTACTAGGGAGATTCATCTAAATGGCTAACTATACAGTAACAACCAACTTCGGTGCTAAAGATTCTCTTCCCTCTGGTAACGCAGGTAAGTTAATTAAGGGTACTGAGTTTACAACTGAGTTCAACAACATTGCTACAGCTATCACTACTAAAGCAGATACTACAGCTCTTGCTACTAAAGCTGATATTACAGGGGCAGCTTTTACTGGTGATATCTCTACGTCGAGCACTTTAAACCCTACAGTAACAATTAAGAATACCGATACTACCATAGTTTCAGGTCAATCTATCGGTACTATAGAGTTTAGAGGTGCTGATGACAACGGTAATATCTTAGCTGGACACATTCAACAGGTTACTTCAGGTGATTGGGGGAGTGGTGCTTACGGTTCTGATATGGCTTTCTCTATTAAAAGAGGAGGCACCGGAGGGGCGTTTTTAGAGAAGCTTCGTTTAACTTATGACGGTGTTAAAATAACTTCATTGCTAAACATAGTACCGTCTGCTGAGCCTTCTTCAGGTGTTGCCGGTGACGTTTACTACGATTCTACTTCCAACAAGTTACGTTGTCACAACGGCACTGCTTGGAACGACTTGTTTTAACGAACACTAAATTATTTATTATTAGAGGAATTTAAGAATGTCTTTAATGGACTTAGGTAGAGACTTAGTCAGTACAGCAGGTAGTTACTACGCTGGACAAGAAGGTATTGAAGGTGCTAAAGCAGCAGGACAGGCAGGATTAGCTCTTGGT